GGTAGTCATTTTCTCAAGTACTTTACCGAGTAGTGCATCACTCAAGTTGTTTAATGCATCCTTAACTTTTGCTGTCTCTTCATCTACCTCAACAATAGCATCACCAATAATTTGAAAGTTATTGATAGTGAACTCAGCAGGGATGCGAGCAATGGTCAGTATCTCTTGAAAGATAGTCACTACCTGTTGACGTAGCTCCATCACTACATTCTTTTCAAATATCACATAGGCCTGCTTGATATCGGACCCATTACCCAAGCTACCTGTGGTACGGATACCCATTAGGATAGGGTCAATGGTGTGGCTGAAACAAATCTGCTCCGTATTCAGTGCAGATGCCTCATGGAATAGCTTGTCATTGGCATTAGTTGGTAGGCTTTCAATCTTAGGTAGTTGGTCCGCACTGTTAGCAAAAAATGCCACAGCTTTACCTGCATTGGCTGCACCCTTGAGGCGGTCAATGGTTTCCTTGATCATGTGTTTTTCCTCTTCCGACTGTGGTCGTTTAGGGAACATCATGGCAAAGGATGGGAACACACTATTTTGAATGTTACTTTTTGCGAAGTAAGATAGCTCACCACTCAAAAAAGCAAAGTTTAATGCACTCGTATAGGTAGGTAGTGGGTAATAATCCTGTCCAACTGACTTGACCTCGTAGCAATATAGCTGAATTTCATCCGTACAGGTGATGTGGTAAGGCTTAATAACCTCCGTATCTATCCTGGTACTCCAATCATCTGACAAATAATAGTATCTTTTGCATGGTGATACCCTTACTTTCTCAGGGCTAACATTCTCAATCTTGATTAGTTTCTTTTTTTCACCAAAATACAGCTTGAAGTACACACGATTGTGGATGATTAACTGCTTAGTCACAGCCTTAACGGTGTGCTTTAAGTTAGCTTTTTTCTCAAAGCTAAACATCTCTAGTTTTTCTTGTGGTGTTAGCTTGTCAGTGGTAAGGTTAAACCCTCCACCAATTACAGCATTGGTCTTAAAGTCCACAATTGCACCATGAAGCGGCGAGCTGTAGTACATTTGATTAAGCATTTCAGGATAAAGGTTGCCCTCCCCAAATCGGACCCATGATTCCTGAACGTATCTACCATTGATGTATGGCAGTGTCAAGTTGCCTCTTCCTACCGGGAGGAATGGGGTGCTAAATGATTGATACCCCTCCACCATTTCGGGGCCTTTTGGTTTGCTGTTAAATAGTCTTTCGTACCAAGCCATAGTTAGTCATATATTGATGTACCTGCAGGACCACTTACTACCATTCTACCCTCTTCAATAACTACTCCTGTAGTTTGTGCTATTGTAAGGGGCAAAACAAATGCAGTTGAGCTCTCATATACCTGGTAAACGTACTGACCTTTCAAGAGTGCAATATCTGTAGGCTCATCTAGAGTAAACAGGTTGTATCTTTCAGGGTAAGCACTCGTATCAGCAGATGTAAAGAGCTGTGGTGTGCTTGTGGTATTCATTTCATTGGTGAATACAAACAAATAATGTGGTGTACTAACCGTAGTGACCTCTGATAGAGTCAATACAAACTGATTAATAACACCTTGATCTAAGTATATCACACCTATATTAATTTAGGTTTGTCAAATGTTCATAAAAAAAGCCCCACCATGTGGCAGGGCTCTAATATAGAGAGGCAGGATTTTAAGGAGCAAGTAATGCTGATACGATAGCAGGATCTACCTCATATGCTAGGTACTCATTTTCAGCTACCAAAGTAACTGCATATTTAGAGCCATCCGCACGAGCTGTTCCTGAGCCCTCAGCAGTTGCAGATACCTGTAAGTATGGGAAGTACCAATACTTACCGTTAGCATCAAGTACGATAGCTACTAAGTACTGTTGTCCTGCACCTAGAATTTTGATAGCACGAGACTTGGCAGCCTCACGTCTATGAAATACTAAGTTGATTGTTTGAGTCACAAAAGAGCTACCATTTACTAGGTCAATGGTTGAGTCCTCTGTATAGTTAGATGTGTTGCGACGAACATAGTAGTTTTCAAATAGTACAGGAGGAGCCTGAAGAGTGATTGCTGTTATTGTCCAACCCGCACCCGCTGATGGGTCTGCAGGAGTGATAGACAAAATCTCATCTTGTTGGTTAATCCAAATACCATAAATACCACCACTATTATTTTCGCAACCTTTTACGATTGCTTCTAATGCTTGACAAGCCATTGTGTTAAAGTATTAAAGAGCCCCCATCACTGAGGGCTCATGGTTATTTATTAATTGTAGAAATAGATATCAGATGGGTTCACGAAGTTGAAACCAACTTTCATGTTAGCACGAGTTCTGATGTAAGGCTCAGCTACAGTATCAGCTAAGTTAACTGCACGCAAATCAGAGCTATCACCCTCAGCATCGAATGCGTAGATAAGGTTGTCTTTCAAAGTGATAACAAATTTGTTATTGCTCATTCCCGGGCAGATAACTATTTTGATACCTAAGTAAGTCAAAGATAAATCTTGAGTAATGTATGCTTGAGTGTTACCTGAAGCTACTCCTAATCGGTACATATTAACTAACTGAGTAGGCATAAAGATACGCAAGTCAGATGTACGAGTAGCAATAGTAGCAGGAAGTGCAGATAAAGCAGCAGATAAAGCAAGCTCTAATGCAGCAAAGTTAGCGATTGCAGGAGCAGTAGCAGGATTGATAACGTTCACATCAAGACCTAATACTTTTTCATAACCATCACACAAAGCAAGTGTAGGGTTTAATGAAGTTGTATCACCTTGCCATCTGATTAACTCGATGTCTCCGTTGATTTTGTTAGCCATCTCACCCCAATAGAAGCTCATGAAAGATGCAACAGAGAAATCTCCGTTAGATCCTTTGCTCATTTGAAGAGATAAGAAAGATTGCTCAAGGTCAAACTGACAAATTTGAGCCATTGCAGACAATGCACAAACGTCAATCTCTTTCGCATCTAAATCATCATTAGGAGCTGAGAAAGAACAGCTAGATGGTTGTAAGATGTTACCGAAAGTAACAGTTGCTAATTTAGTTTTGTACTTAACTCCAGGAAGAGTTCTGTAGTTGTCAGCAGTGTCTTCGCTCAAGTAAGCTTGAGAATAGAATGCTTCAGGGTTTGCTGCTAATAAAGCAGTTGGGTCGATTTGTAAGTCGAATTTTAATTTACGCATGGTTTTATTTGTTTATAAATTTGTTTACACTAGAAAAACGTTGCTGTGCACTCATGGCCACAGCCTCACTCACCACCTCATCCTCTACCTCAGCAGATAGAACTTCCTCTAATTGGTTTTTAAGGTCAGCTATCATAGCAAGTAAAGCATTCATTTGCTCATCCATTACAGGCTTAACAATAGCAAGGATTGCCTCTGCATCAACTACAGGGTCAACCGCCATTGTCTCTTCCTCTGCAGGAATTTCTGCTGTTACTGTCTCTTCGACAACAGTATCTTCTAGGGCTACCTCTTCAGAGGCCTCCACTACTTCAGCATCACGTATCTCAGTAACCTCTCCGTCAACTACGACATAGATTTTACCCTCGATTAGATGCTCTCCATCAGGTAATTTGTTCATTTGTATATTGTTTGTTTGTTGCTCTTTAAGCTTCATCCCAAGGTATCCCTCTATGCTGAAACCAATCTGCTCTTGGCTAACTAGTTCTGCATAGTATTCCTTATCCGTTACCTGAGCAGTAACCATAAGTGTACCCTCAGGTACTTCAATACCAAATGATGAATAGGCTTTGTCCTCCATTGGAGTGTCAACTATCCAAGCCTCAAGGACATAGGCAGGTACAGTCTTAGATTGGTCATGCTCAAGATTGAATAAATCTCGGTTGACCATCTGTTTCATGAACTTGCCATGGATTAGCTCAATCTCTTCCTTAGTAAACTTGACATTGTACTCCTCTTTGCTATCCTCATCAAAGCGGTAAATCTCCATAGGTATCAAAGCAGGTGCAGTGATACGGTACTTTAATTCATCCGAAAAAAATAAAGGTTTAGCTTGAGAACTGAATGCCATCCCCTTAACTTTGATTGCAGGTGTAGCTGTAAAAGCTATTTGCTCAATGCCAAGGTCCTCACCATTTTCAGCGTATGCTGGGTCGATAGTGATTTGATAGGTAGGGATATTCTTTTTTGCCATCTACCTATATTAAAAAAACTCTATATTTGTTCAAAAATTAAAACATGATAACTATCTTAAACAGGGAGATTCCCAACCAACTAGAAGAGCTGACCATTGAGCAGTTCGAAGCCATCACTGATATCAATAACAATCAGGAACTTGACCCCATTGATAAGCACCTCCAAGTGTTTGCATACCTGGGCATTCCTGAAAGTGAGTTTTGGGATTATGATGTTGCTGATTTTGTGGGGATGGTAAAAGATTTTAACTCTGCAGAACGCAAAGAATATCCAACAGTAGAAGAGCTTGAGATTGATGGATACGTGTACAAGGCACAAATGAAGTTAACTGTAAGAGATACTAAACTGATTGAAAAGATAACACTGAAAAAAGAGAAAGGATATATCTCCGAGATGTTAGCAGTCATGTTCAAACGGGAGGACCTAACACCAACTGAACACTACACAGATGCACACATCAAGCAGAAAGCAAAGCTCATTAGAAAACTGAATGCAGCTATCTCTATTCCTTACGTTATGTTTATCGCACAAAAAATAGGACAGCAAGCCAATGATCAAGCTACCTCAGAATTGGAGCCAAGTAACGCTTGAGCAGTTCATTGAATTTAGTGGCATAGATAGAGAACAGGGAGCCTACCACTACAACAGTGAGGCTCTCTCTATTTTATCAGATGAGCCCATTGAGGTCATTGAGGATATGGATGTGGATGAGTTGGCAGAACTTGTAGCAGAGGCCAAGTGGTGTACCTCCGAGCCATCCAAAAGATACAAGCATGAACTGCTAGGCATGAAGTTCAAACCATTCAACAAGCTAACCCTCTACGAGTACATAGACCTGGACTATTTCTTTGGTGATAACTACATTACTAATCTTGACAAGGTATGTGCTATCTGCTACCGGCACAGCAAGTTGAATGAATGGGGGGATGAGGTCCTTGAGCCGTATGAGTTTGACTGCAACATTAGAGCAGAGAAATTTCATGACCTACCAATCACAGATGTGTATGGAATTGTGCATGAGTTCATGAAGTACAGGGAGGACTTTCTTAAAAAGTATGAGAACTTATTTAGTGGTGACCTTGATGAGGATCTAAGTGATGAGGAACGCAGGGAGATGGACCCTGAAGAGGTCAAAGAAATTGAGAAAGAACAGGCTCAAGCTAAATGGTCATGGGAGCAAACCATCTACGGGTTGACCAATGGGGACATTACAAAGAGTGATAAGGTTGGTGCCCTACCACTCATCTATGTGTTCAATGTTTTGTCTATGAAGAAAGAGTTAGACATCTAATGGGAAGCCAGGAGTGAAGCCTGCAGGAGGGTCAAGAGCTTCAAATGTGTACACAAGTTTGTACTGTTTCTCAAGCACCTCAACTGCTTGGACCAATGGATACTTTTTTGTAATCCATTCAGTGTACTGCCGATAGATTTCAGCAATAAGTCCTGCCTCCATCATTGCATCTGTAAATTGTGCAACGAAATCTCTAGGAGCAATTGAGCCACCATTCGGCCCATAGGCATTAGCTGTTTGTGGCACCCCATTATTCAGGAAGATAAAGTAGTACATGGCCACTATTTGTATCTCAAGTTTTTGGAAGCCTGTTACCTTGGCATTGATACGCACACTTTCTACAAGTGTACCCTCACCATCTACTACCTCGTTTCTAATTATTCTCTTGAGGATGGTAGCCATCTTTCTCCTAGTAGGATATAGCACATTGAACTCCCCTGTGTTTGCGTATCTAGCCATTTGTTAATGCTTTATAAATTTCCATTGTATCATCCACTAGAATGATACCCTTATCAGTTTCAACATGCAGCTGAGTATCACTAATCACCTCAATGGGTCCTGTTATTGTGTACTCTATTCCGTTAATACTAAACATACGCAAAGACTTTGAATAAATTTATGTTAGCAACATCCGCAATATTTTGGCATTGCATAGTAAATAGGATGTAATTATTTACAGCATAGTTGAATGATACGTTAAGAGCTACCCCTGTAGTGTAATCAGAAAATGCAGTATTTGAATAACTGCTTAATACAGTACCATTGTATCCAAAATTCCTTTCAACTAATCCAACATACTGCGAGCCTCCCCCATTCATGGTGAATGTAGTATTGAATAAAGTAGCACCGGTTAGGCTATTGGTAGTATTGAAGTATATCCTACCGTATAACTGTCCTACGTTACCACTTTGTCGAAACATTCTAAATTGTACCTGGAGTATATTGTTAAGGCTTAAAGTATTGGCAGGTATCAATAGTGAGTGACATACAGTAATAGCTGTACCGGATGTTGTTGTACCTAGGTAACCACTCCATCCTAATAATCTAGGACCTATGTTCACATTCCCACTACCAACCAATGAGTTACCATTAACAGTCTTGATGTTTGTGCCACTAACAAGGGTAGCCTGCTTAGCATTCAAGGCAGTCTGTAAATCTGTTTGACTAGATAGCGTTCCTGTGATACCTCCCCAGGTTGCACTACCACCCGATGCTGCTGCAATTATCTGAGCACCTGTAATGGCTGTGTTAGTAGGTACTCCTAAAGATGAGATAGAAGTGCACTCTATCAAATCAGTTGGCTGTAAATTTCCTGTGTGAGGTGTGAGGTTAGGCCTCCAATCTCCCCACCAATTAGATGAACTCATACCTATATTACTTTAACCCTCCAAAATGTTTATTGTAAAGGCACAGCACAGTTGGTCCAATCATTAACCGTTAAGGTTATATTCATGACATAGCCTGCAGCGTAGTCAAGTAGATCATTGTTCAAAGGTTGGAAGTTAGGTGTACCAATCACATCAAAGCTATAGTCATTGCTGTAGGTGAAGTAAACATAAAGGTCATTCAATATCTGCTGTGTATCACTAAGGATTGTAATGATGTTAGCCCTATCTTTTTGAATGATGTCAAAGCAGTAGATGTCAAAGTTAAACTCTGAGGTGTTATCTGCAGGGTTAACAGTTACCGGCACAATAAAAACAATAGGATATTTCTCATCCTTAGTAGCGAAGTTAAATAGCTGTTCCTTGAAATCACTCCCCACCTTTTTAACCTGGAGGTGATTGTTATAGAACTGCTCAATGTGATCGATGATTGCTTGTAGTGAGTTCATTATAATTCAGCGTTTTTGTTAATCTTGTTTATCTTATTCTGTACGTTGGTTACTTGAGTCTCAGACACTACAGCGGTAACAGTCATGGAGCTTTCATTGGTAGTACCTCCTGCACTCATTGTGCCTCCAGCATTAGCCGAGCCAAAGAGCTGTGCAGCTTGTGGTACTTGCTGTGCTACGTTGGCACTTTCACCACCACCACCTGTACTACCACCACCACCACCTGATGTAGGGGTGCCACCTGATGTTAGTATCTGCTTTGCCTTGGCAATGTTGGTAGCAATCTGTATGATACCGGTAGCAAACTGAGCAATCCCTGCAGCACCTGCGGTAGGAGCATTCAATGGGTTAGCATTTGATGCAGCCACGAGGGATGAGATGGCTTTACCTGTATCAATACCTATCTGTATCAATGCATTTGCCTTGTTAAATTTCTCTAGTTTCTTTTGGTCCTTGATAAATGCAGCACCTACAGTATTAATACCATTGGCAATATCTGCAGCTATTTGTAGCCTTGCATCCCTTGCTTTTTGGTCAGCTTCAATTTGAGCTAGGGCTGCATCATTTGCTAGCTTTTCCTTATCCTTTTCTAGTTTATTAAAAAGAGCCAATTGGAGTGCAGCATTACCCTCTGCTAGTTTGTATTCCTCAGCGTATTTAGTTTCAAGGGCCTGCAGTTTCTTTTGGTCCTCAGTAAGTTCTGCATCTGCCAATGTTTTAGCTAAGGCATCTTGTTGTTTTAACTTAGCATCTGCACGCTTCTGATTTTCTGCCTCCTCCTGATCGTTGTATAGTTGAGTCAATGTTTTCTTCTGCTCCTCCGTTAGCGTGGTATCTGCCAAGGTCTGAGCTCTTAGCTTGTCATACTTTGCCTTAGTCATGGCTAACTCTTTCTCAGTTCCCTCCTCCATTAGTTGGAGCTGTAAATCAGCTATGATGTCATTGCCTTTCTTTAAGTTGTCCTGTTCAGTCTTAGTCTTATCTGCTGCAAGCTTATCAAGTTCCTGTTGTTGTTGCGTTAAGAACATTGCATTGAACTTAGCTTTCTCTTCTGCTGTTTTGTTAGCATCATTCTTAAGGTCATTCATTAACCTGGCATACTTCTCATTTACGATAGCTACCTCTCTTGCATTTGCATCCTTAATTTGTGATAGTTCAAAGTCTCTTAGAGTCCTTGCATTGTCAAGTCTATTCTTAGCGTTCTGCTTAGCTTTCTCCCTAGCCTTTTCTGCTGCAGCTGCTGCCTCATCTCCTGCTTTCTTTTCAGCCTCTTTCTCATCCGCTAACTCTTGAGCCTTAATTCTCTTGCGTTCATTGACACCACCTCTAATAATTTTATTCTCATCCTCAATCTGCTTTCTTAATTCAGCTCTTTTCTTAGTTGCCTCTTCACCCTCTTGGTGCCTCATTGCCTCAAGTGCTTTCTTAGCTGCCGCCTTTCTCTTGATAGACTCTTTCTCCAGTGCTCTTGACTTGTCAAGCTCTAGCTGTGTGGTATCCTTGCCGGCTATCTTAGCCATGGCTATCTCTTGGTCGTAGCCCTCAGATATTTTATCAGCTCGTTTCTTAGAACTCTCTGCTGTTTTCTCATTAGCCTTAGCCATCTTCTCCGCATTCTCATCGGCAGCAAAGCTAGTCAACCCTAGGTAATCACCTAATGCTTTGAGGCCATCAATCAATGCATTGACAGGTATCATTAAAAAGTCAAGTACTTTCTGTAGCACCCCTATCTTGTGGAGAAAGATAACAATGGCAGCAACAATAGCCACAATCACAGCCACCAATAAAAAGATAGGGTTAGCTAGAATGGTTGCACCTAATGAAACGAATGCACTACCCATGGTCATGATAACCCCTGTCAAGGACTTAAACCCTCCTGCAATCATCTTAGGGTCAATGCCACCTATTACATTCTTAAACACATTAGCTTTCTGCTGTGCCTCTTCAAAGTCTAAGCTAAGCAATGAGTCCTTGATACCACCTAATGAGTTACTGACCTGCTCAAACTTAGAGCCTGTAGCAAAGGTATTCACTGCCTCATTGGCATCGGATAGTTGGTCCTTAAGTTCACCTGCTCGTTGTGATAACCTGGCAATATCTGCAGGGTCAGTTGCTTCAGCAATGGCACCCTTTAATGATTTTAATTCCGCCTTGATGGCGCCAATGCCGCCAAGTTTTAATGGTATTTCTACTTCATTCATGTTATGGCTTGTAATATCTTATCTCAATAGTAGTGTTGACTAGGTAGTTATCTACAAAGCCTACTCCTATCTGAGTGGTTAATATATCTATAGTGTTATTTGATGGCACATACTGAGCACTGATCACCCCGTCAAAGTTAACGTTGTTAATCATGACCGTTAGCTCACTGCCTAGGATAGCACCTAAGTCCCAATTTTGTATAGCTCCCTCATACTCACCTTGGTTTTGTCTAGTCCATACTATATCTCCAAAGCTAGACTCTTTGACATCTGCTGTAGGGTTAGCTGTTCCTGATTGATTAAGTATGGCTGTGTATCTGTAGTAGGGAGGGTCAACAGGTATCCCGTTCACCTTACCATACACCACTAGGTTATCAGTGTAGATACCATCCTCATCAATCGTAGCATCATCTGCTACTACTACCACCTTAAGCCCAGGGCTAACATTGTTACCCTTACCGGTTACCACTCCTGAGGTGCTGTTAGGTACGATGTTACTGTTGGCAGTCTTAGTCTTGATGATAGTATCATTGGCCACCTGAGTGATTGGTCCTACACTACCGGTACCCACACCTGGGGAGGGGGAGCCTGTAGCAAAGGGCATGAACTGCACCTCAGTGTCTATGCTGATAAGTTCTACCTGAGTGAGCTGATTAGCATTAGCATTGTAATCAATAACCTTGTTAATGTTCCACCAACTATTGTCAATCCTAATCTTATCATTGAGCTCTAATGGTTGGATGTCAGACTCCTTGAGATTAAAGAATGCAGTCAACATCTTACCACTATTAATCTGCCCCATGGTACGTCTCCAATACCTGTTGTACAGATTGTTCTGTGTTAAGGTACTTGGCATGTAGTAGTAGTATGCACACGTTGCATAGTTCAAATCCCATGTAGGATTGAGTGGGTCATCAAAATGTCCTACGTATGGGTAAGTAGTTACACCTGTCATACCCGTTGTACCGTAGTCATAGATATTAAACGCTTGGCACGTGGTTAGTCCTACCTCAGCTGTAGAGTCATACAAGATACGGATGTTAACATCAG